CGAGCATTATGTGAAGAATTACAAACAGACTATATCATCATTAACGGTTCAGAAGAATCTGGTATTGATGTTCTTCGTACAAAGATTAAACAGTTTGCTTCTACTGTATCATTCAGTGGTAAGCCGAAGGTTGTTATTCTAGACGAAGCTGATTATTTGAATCCCAATTCTACTCAACCTGCTCTTCGGGCATTTATGGAAGAGTTCTCATCGAATTGCAGATTCATTTTTACTTGTAACTTTAAGAATCGTATTATTCCTCCGCTTCATTCTAGAACTGCGGTAGTTGAATTTAAATTGCCTAAGTCTGAGAAGCCAAGAATTGCAGCTGCATTCTTTAAACGTGTTCTTGAGATTCTTAAGCATGAGAATGTTAAAGCTGACGATAAGGTAATTGCTAAAGTAATTGAAAAACATTTCCCTGATTATCGTCGTATTCTAAATGAATTACAGCGTTATAGTTCTTCGGGCAATATTGATGAAGGCATCCTTGTTAACATGGGTGAAATCAATATGCAGGAACTTACAGCTGCGCTTAAAGATAAAGACTGGAAGAAGATGCGTACTTGGGTTGTTAATAATATTGACAATGATCCACAGACGTTGTTTAGAAAGTTCTATGATACATTAAGCGATAGCGTAGTACAAGTCCCTCAGCTTGTTTTATTACTTGCAGATTATCAGTATAAATCAGCATTTTGTGCAGATCAAGAAATTAATCTTGTAGCGTGTTTGACTGAAATTATGGCATCTGTGGAATTTAAATGATTGAATTATTAAGACCCACATTTGATTGGATTAAAGATGACTTTGCTAGTAATAGGTTTCGTTTTTGCGTTGAGTTGCTTGCTTGGGCTATTAGTATTGGGTGTTCTATTACCATGGCTCTCACAGTCCCAAATCCTCCCCTACTATATCTTTACCCTATTTGGATTGTCGGCTGTGGTCTCTACGCTTGGGCTGCTTGGACTCGCAAATCTTTTGGCATGCTGGCTAACTACATGCTATTGGTAACTATTGATTCTGTTGGATTGGTAAGGATGGTATTATGAGTTTATTTGGAACCCCTGTAGAAAAACCAGCAGAAGTTCCATATAAGGCTCCTGCAATTTCACCCTTCGATTTCATTAATGCTATTCATTACAGTAAAGATAACCTTATTGTAGATGATTGGTCTGAGAAACAATATAACCCGTTTATTATTAATAAAGGACTATCTTACGGACACGACACAGTAATCCCCGCAAATGAGATGAATTCCCGCCCGCATCTTGAGAAAAAGATGCAGTTTTCGTTTCTTATAAATACTATTAGGCCCCGTAAAAGATTCAACAAATGGATCAAAGCGGACAAACTTGAATCGATCGAAGTAATTAAAGAATACTATGGATATAGCACAGAAAAAGCCCGCCAAGTACTCCCACTCTTTGACGACTCAAAATTAGATTATTTAAGAACAAAACTAATAAAAGGTGGTCGTAATGGCTGAAGATATTTTTCACATTGATTATCCGGGATACACTCCACTAGAAGTAACCTTGGTACAACCTGACGATTTTTTGAAGGTCAGGGAAACACTTACACGTATCGGTGTAGCATCTAGAAAAGATAAAGTACTGTATCAATCATGTCATATTCTGCATAAGCAGGGTAGATATTTCATTGTACACTTTAAAGAATTATTTGCGTTAGATGGCAAATCTGCAGATCTAACTGAAAACGATTTACAGAGACGTAACACAATTGCTAAACTGCTAATAGATTGGGGTTTAGTACAGATCATTAATCCAGAGAAATTTACTGATTTGGCGCCACTATCGCAGATCAAAGTAATTGCATTTAAAGATAAAAATGAATGGTCTTTGCAAACAAAATATAATATTGGCAAGAAAAAACAAAGTACAGACCAATAATCTGTATAAATAATTATATCCCCGGGATGGGAACGTCTATAGAATTAGTCCCACTACCTTGGGAACGTCTAAAGCTGGTACAACGTATGGTACCCCTGTAGTCAGTAAGCAGGATTAACGCTATGCCTTCGGGGTAGCAAATTTTAAAACTCGCTTAATAGGAGAACTATATGTTTTACGCAAACATGGCTATCGATTCAATTCAAGACGCCAAAATCAACTTCCTCAAACAAACAGTCAAGGAAGATTCCCTTCAAAAACCCCTAGTTGATTTTGTAGAAGCACAACGTGTTTTTACAAAGCAAGTCGCTAAGACTTCAACCGATGTAATGAATATTGCTTCAGAAACAGTTGCAAATACAATTAGTGGTATAACAAATAAAAAAGGAGAATCAAAATGACATTTGTTAAAGATGTATTTGGGCGTGATATGTTCAAAGACTTTGATAAATTATATGTAGGCTTTGACGATCAATTTAATAAGATGGCAAAGATTCATGATGATCTAACAAAGAGCATTCCTAATTATCCACCTTACAATATTAAGAAAACCGGCGATAACACGTATGTTATTGAAATTGCAGTCGCTGGATTTGCAAGACAGGATATTGAAATTGAACTTGATAATGGTAAGATGATTATTAAGGGCAACGTACATAATACAGATGCAGAAGAAAGCTTCTTGTTTAAAGGTATTGCTAATAGAGCATTTACCCGTACATTTGCACTCGAGGATCAAATTGAAGTTAAAGATGCTGAAATGTTTAATGGCATGCTTAAAGTATGTTTGGAAAGAATTATTCCAGAACATAAGAAGCCAAAGAAAATTGAAGTTAAAGATGCTGAAGCAAGCACAAAGCCTGTAAAAAAATCTAAGCCTCAATTACTTACAGAAGATCCTGTAGAAAATAGGATGCTATAATGAATAATGATTTGAAAGAATTTGAGGGAGTTCATATTCCTTCGATTAAAGACTTTTGGTCATGGGTTAAAAAAGCCTTTACTCCATCATATCAATCAGAAATTGATATGTATTTGAAAGATTCTGTAGATCATAAAGATCTAGAAGCCAGAATGCAAGTATTAATGCGTAGAGGTTTATTATGAAATTTATTAAAGCGTTTATTAAAATAGTACATGAAGTACGACAACGATTATCTACCCGCAGGAATAAATATCCTGGAACGGGTTCATAAAAACACTAGGGCTTCGGCCCTAGTTGTCCAATTGTATTGATTATAAATAAAAAAGATGTTATAATGTTATATGGAGAATAAAAATGACTATTAAAATTTTAAAATTAGTTTCGGGTGAAGAACTTGTTGCGGATATTACGTTAAACGCGTCAATATATAAATTGGTAAAACCGTTTGCGTTGCAAATGGCGCGCGATCCAAATAGCGATAGCGGACAAATGCAACTTGCATTGTTTCCTTATGCGCCGTATACGAAAGATCATACCGTACATATTAACAGAGAAAAAGTAGTTTGGTCTGAGGAATTACCAGAATCAATGATTATGGACTATGAGACTGCGTTAATCAATTTATCAGTGAGCCGACAGAATGCCCCGGACGATTCTGATATTACAGACGTGTGAAGAAAAAATTGAATGCATGTGTTGATCTTGAGATTAAGGAAACAGAATTATGAGCGTTAAAAAAGTTACAAATTTTAAAAAACGGACTTGCCAAGGTGGTAAAGCTAAAACATCGTCAATGAATAAAACTCAAAAACGATCACATAAACCATATCGAGGTCAAGGCCGGTAATATATAATTAATATCGCGGATTAGTGAAATGGTATCACAAAGGACTCATAATCCTTAGTTCCTAGTTCGACTCTGGGGTCCGCAACCATTATGAAAAAATTTATATTATCATTGCTACTATCCGTATCTACGGTTGCGTGTAGTCAACAAGAAAACGCCAAACCTGTTTTGTGCATGGATACAAAAGAAATGTTTGACGCAATATTTGAAAAATATAATGAATCAATACTTATGGTATTAGATCAAGACTCTTTCCCAAATAAAATTGTGTTAACAGTTAATAATACTACAAAGACATGGTCATTAATCGAATATGATAACGAACTAGCATGTTTGC